CTCATTTACTTTTTGATAAATTAGTTAAGGAAAAAACATCTTTACTTTTAAATAGTAAAATGATTACATGGGAAGTAAATATTTGGTATATTATTTATAAAGAAAATCCTAAACTTTTCTCTTTTTATTTAGCTGGACATGATATTAGCCTATTTAATTAAATTTTTAAGTTAATTTTATTTTTATAATATTATCTATTATAAAAATAAATATGAATAAAAAATCTGTAAATCCTTATTTCTTAAATTCATTTTTACAATCAAAATGTAATCAAGGTCCTTCAGATGTAGATGGTCCAACTGGTCCTCCTGGTTTAGATGGTTCTCCTGGTTTAGATGGTTCTCCGGGTATATAATTCTATTAATAATACAATGTCAACTACATCTGATGTTATTATTTCAAATGACTTATTTGTATCTGATGATGTTACTATTTCTGGATTTACATTAATTTTTCTAATCAAAATAATAGAATCTAGATCTTTCTTTTTTTTCAGTATCAATATCTAATTTATTTCCCATACATTCACTATGAAATTTTGTATGTTTATAACTTTATAACTATAAGTAAATATACGCTCCAATACCTGAAATGATAAATTAACTATTACTAGAATAGTTGTTAAATCCATATATTAATAATATATATTTTTATCTTGGATAAGCTATAACATTATAAGAATAGTCTATAAATCCAGCAGCAAATGAAAATTGAAGCATATTTATATTTTGGTTTGAATTCAGACCAAAACATGCTACTGTTTTTGCTATACCAATAGTAGATTTTTGAAAATACACTTCATACGAAGCACTAGTTCTATTTCCTACCGAATCTCTAAATTTTAATCTTAAATTAGCATTAAATTCCGGCGGCACTAAACCACATAAGGCAAAACCATCACTACCATAATTATTACTTCCATTAAATCTTTGAAAGGTTTGAAATGAATTAGTTCCTACATTCATCTCGTGGCTTACTATTTCAACACTATCTGAAAAATACGTTCCTCCGTTATTAATAGATAAGCAAGCAATAAATTATTGCTTAAAATCGTATCAGTCAATCTAAAATTTAAATTTATTTCAAATTCAAAATAAGTTGAAAAATTAAACAAACCACCACCTATTCTTAAAAATCTTATCGGATTTGTTGTTCCGGATGCCTTTTGAATAATAATAGGTGATAAAGGTATTGCTGGATCTAATTTTTGATATTTAACCGTTCCTAAACAATTCAAATTACCACAAAAAATATTACCATCTGTTTTAATATTACCTGAATTCTGTATATTTAAATTACCTGCAAAAATATTTCCATTTATATCAATAAAACTATTAGATTGATTTAATATTAAATTACCAACTAGATATATAATTTTGATTTAATTGTGTTATCTGATCACATTTAATCGTTGTAGATTCTATTTCATTTTCTATAAGCGTCCCGCTAATATCTATATTTTTACAATAGAGAAGATCACTTGAGTTATAATATTGTGGAGAAGACATTATATATATATAATTAATACATATATAATATAATACATATATAATATTTTTTTTTAATTTTTTATTGCGGTAAATTATAACCGATAACTTGGTATTGATATGAAACTGTGCCGGTTCCTGTTGCGTTGGTAAATCTAAAATTTGTAGGTAAATGAGCATCTTGAATAATACCTTTCGTTAATTGGCCTCCAACGCCTGACGTCTGTTGTTTTGTCTCAAAATCTAAAGAAACGACATCTGAACTACTAAATAAAGGTCTTGCCCATTTAAATGTTATTTGATTTCCGAACCCGCCAGGTAATGAACCATTTAATGGAAGGGGATTTACACCTCTTTGCCATAATTGCCAATTGTCTTGAGTAGCTGTAAGAGTAGAAGATGAAACTGAACCAACAGTATATGTAATACCGTTATTACTTGAGAAATCCCAGTTTATAGCTGTTGTGACTGATGGAGAATAAAACAAAGTTAATTCAAACCAATTATAATTACTATTATTAAGATTTGAAATAACGAGTGGTATTGCTACACCTGAACCTGATCCACTTTGTAATATTTCACGTCCTAATGGTAAATATTCGTATTGCCAATCTGCTCCGTTATGTAAAGGCTCAACTGTTACCGCTGTTACAGTTGAAAATTGAGATATATTATAAGTTAATTGGAAATCTATTTGATTTAAAGTAGTATCTAATGATATTAAACTTTCATAACCAGCAAAATAAGAAGTTATATCACCAGCAACATTAGTATTATCACTATAAAATTCACCTTGTAAAACACCAGTAGAAGATCCCGTGAATAAATTATCTAAAGCAATCAATCCCTTAGATTGTAATAAATTAGAATATTTATTATTGTAAGCGATTATATCTTTAAAATTATTTAAAAAATTACTACCAAATATAATAATAAAACCACCCGTGAATTGTTTAAATTCATTATTGAAGACGTAAAGAGATGTATTTGATATACCAGCCCCTAACTGAACACCTTCGTATATTATAACTTGCCGTCCTCTTCCATTTGCGTTATTTGTAATATCTATTGTATTACTAACACGTAAAGACCCTCTAAGATTATTAAAACCAGATGGGAGTAAGGAAGAAGGTGATACAGTAATCCATCTACTACGACCAGTCACTAAGTCATTACTATTAGTAAAAGTACAATTATCAACGCAAACATTTCTCATACCAGTAAAAAATAAGAATGAATGATTATTATTAGCAGCTAAACCATTATATAAGAAATTACAATTTGTAAATTGAACATCTTGGACTGGAGTACCATAAAAACCAAATTCACTAATTGTAAATGTAACATCATTAAAACAATAAGGCAACCATCCATTAGTAGGAAGAGTGATTGATGGAGTAACGCTAATAATAGTTTGAGCACCACTAGAGAGGACATTATGTGTAATATTTAATTTAGAGATACATAAAGATCCTTGTGATGAAAACACACTAGTTAATGATGTAGACGTAATTGTAAATTTATTATTAACGGTTGGTTTAGATCTAATTAAAATATTTTTATTATTTATTGTCTTAGATGATGTAAATGATATATCATTCGTAATATTAATTATATCACCACTTTTCGCAGATGATAACGCACTGTCAAATGTAGATTCATCCCCAGCATCGTATTCAGTTCCTGTAAAATTAGGAAAATTTAATACCTCAACTGGTATTAGTAATTTTTTATAATTTTTTTGTGATTTTTTATCAATATACCAATCTGGAACATTACCAAAATTTTTACTAGGAGCACCATCCATAGCATAAGTTTGAGCGGGCACAATTTCAGGTACTGGACCTTGTGGACCTTGTGGACCTTGTGGACCTTGTGGACCTTGTGGACCTTGTGGACCTTGTGGACCTTGTGGACCTTGTAGACATTGTGATCGAGGTAACTGATTATTTTTAATTATATAATTCATAAATATTTTTTATTATATAAAAAATTAAATTTTATATAATAAAAAATAATTAAAATTAAAAGAAATAAATTGTAATAATAATAAATTAATAAGATTACTAAATTTACTAAATTTACCTAATACATTAGATTATTTAGTAGTAAGATTACTAAATTTACTAAATTTACCTAATACATTAGATTATTTAGTAGTAAATCAATTAACAAATTTACTAAATACATTGTGGTAGTAATGAATTAACAAGTTTACCTAATTTACCAAATACATTAGAAATATTATATTGTGGTGGTAGGACGCGAAATATTACAATCTGGATCAGGTTCAGATGTAACAATACCACTCATTATTTCAAATCTTAATAATACTAATTATAATTGGTTTGAATTAACTTTGTTTTATACTCCATCAGTCACATCGGTTATAGACTGGGATTTCTCAAATGATAACGGTTCTACATATAATGCTGGCGCTGCATATTCATCGTCTTCTCTTAGAGTAAATGCGGACAACTGGCAAATATGGTTCAGAGGATCTAGTATCCCTCTTAAATTAAATGGTTTATTAAACGCCAATTTTTGAAGTCAAATAACATTTAAATGGTCTAGACCAATATATAATGTTTTAGATGTCGTTTCTTTAGATTTTGAGACAAAACAACAGACGTCGGGCGTTGGCGGTCAATTAACAAAAGGTGTTATAACGACATCCGATCCATTAATGCCTACAAATTTTAGATTTACAAATTCAACGGGGACAGGGACAAATTCATATCAATATCAAGTTGTTGGGTATAATTTGCCACAATAAAAAAATTAAAAAAATATTATATATGTATTAATTATATATATAATGTCTTCTCCAGAATATTATAATTCAAGTGATCTTCTCTATTGTAAAAATATAGATATTAGCGGGACGCTTATAGAAAATGAAATAGAATCTAATTTTTTATTATGAGATATAATTGAAAATAATCTGTTACCTTTTTTATTTCAATCACAAAATTATTTATATATAAAAATGAGTTATATTGTTAATAATAATCAGTTACCTTTTTTTTCAAAGTCTACAATGTCCAAAATGTGATGTTGGTCTACAAGGTCCACAAGGTCAAAAATGTGATTTTGGTGATACATTAAATATTGAAGGAATTTCAGCAGGTGTAATTATTACTTTATCTCGTCAAACTTTAATAACTAATACTACTGACTCTAATTCTTCTTCTACGGGTGCTTTGGTTGTCTCTGGTGGTGTAGGTATCGCAAAGAATTTAACTGTTTCTGGAAATTTAAATGTTTTAGGACAAGAAACAATAACTAATACTACTGATTCTACATCTTCTTCTACTGGTGCTTTAATTGTTTCCGGTGGTGTAGGTATAGGAAAGAACTTAACTGTATCTGGAAATGCTATTATTAACCAAATTAAAGTTACTAATCTTATACCAGAGACTAATGATACTTTAATCTTAGTGTTCCTATTACAAATTTTCAACTTCAACTTAGTACTGATTCTGCTGCAAAACCAAATACTAGTACTTGGACAATTGCGTCAGATAGAAGGGTAAAAGATAATATTTCTGGTGCAGATTTAGATGATTGTTATGAAGACATTAAAACTAAGAAAGTTTACATATACGTCTGGGTTTATTTATAATCATTCACTTTCTGGATATGACGTAAATACTAAAATTTTAGGATTCATTGCTCAAGAAGTTGAACCGCTATTCCCAGAAAGTGTTGTTATAGAAAAAGATGAAATAGATAAAATCGATGATTTACGTTTATTAAACATTGATCAATTAATTAAATGTTTATTTGGTGCTTTTCAAAAAGCACAAGATAAAATTGAAAGTCTATCTGGTAGATTATATAGTTTAGAACAATCTTCTTAATTAGTCATATTCTGAAATTTTTCTGAAACTTTTCTTATATCCTTATTGATTTCACTTTTATTATTATTTTTTATAGCTTGATTTAAATTTTTGATAAGTCCAATATTATCAGATGTAATATATTTTTTAATATTTTCATCAGGAACAAGAGTTACCAAAGCATTAATAGTTTCCGGCTCCAAAGAAGATAAAAAATTCATTATTTTTGACCCATATTTCTCAATAGATCTCTTTACTTTTGGTGCATATTTCTCAACCGATCTTTTAAGTGATTTAATTTGTGATCTTTTCTTTTTATCTTTTCGCATCATAACATTCATTTTATTACACATTTCTCTCACATTAGAATCTTTAGGGTCATCTAAACAATTATTTTTATAACATTCATTACAAAGCATATATTTATCATCTGATTCAGAATCATACATAGACTTACGTCGTGCTACATACTCTTTACATAATTCACAATTTGGCATTTTATATATTTTATAGATATATAAAATATTATCTTCTAAAAATAAAATGAATATATATGATAAGAATTTTAGATATAATACATATATCTATCAACTTAATAATTATAAATATCCATATACATATATAAATAATTATAATTACTCTATTTTTAATAGATATGATAATTTACAATATAGATATAAAAAAGGAATAGAAAAATATATACAACAACAATTTCCGTCTAGTGCTTATAATAAACAAAATAATGGAAGTTTTCAATATATACCTACTCAACAATGTCTACATGGTAATGAAGGTCCACAAGGTCCAACAGGACCACATGGTCAAGATGGTAATGATGGTAATGAAGGTCCACAAGGTCCAACAGGACCACATGGTCAAAATGGTAATGATGGTCCACAAGGTCCACAAGGTCCACAAGGTCCACAAGGTCCACAAGGTCCAACAGGACCACATGGTCAAGATGGTAATGATGGTCCACAAGGTCCAACAGGACCACATGGTCAAGATGGTAATGATGGTAATGATGGTCCACAAGGTCCACAAGGTCCACAAGGTCCAACAGGACCACATGGTCAAGATGGTAATGATGGTAATGATGGTCCAGATGGTCCACAAGGTCCACAAGGTCCACAAGGTCCACAAGGTCCAACAGGACCACATGGTCAAAATGGTAATGATGGACACTCATATTGGACAAAACATGGTAACAATATATCTTATGAGAATGGTTCTGTATTTGTTGATAATACTACTGATTCTACATCTTCTTCTACTGGTGCGTTGGTTGTATCTGGTGGTGTGGGTATCTCAAAAAATTTAACTGTATCTGGAAAATTAATTGTAAAGAATATCGGGGGAATTGTTCCAAATTTAAATGTAAAAATAATATCTACTCAAACTCCAAATTTTAGAATATATCATGGAGATTTATCTATATTGATATCTCAATATAGTATTATAGTTAATAATTTTTTTTCTTCTATAGAAGATTATATCAATTATATATATAGTATAATTCCTAATAGATATATACGATTTAGAATTTATAATAAATATTTACAATGGAAATATAATCCTACAAATTTAAATTATTCAGGTATTTATAAATTAAATGGAACAGGTTGTAAATTTCTATTTAATTTAGAACAATATTCAACATCTAATACAAATTTAGGAGTTACGTCGAATGATGGCATTATTTTTGAGCCACCTTTTATTGGGGAGCCGGAAGTTGATTTAGGTGATTTAGGTGAGCCACCTTTTATTGGGGAGCCAGTTGAAGGTGATTTAGGTGAGCCACCTTTTATTGGGGAGCCAGTTGAAGGTGATTTAGGTCCACAACTAACAGGTGAAAAATGGAGTTTTAATACTAATCAATGGTATAATATAATAGAAATTAAAGAAAATCTAAGAATAGAGTTTAATAAAAATATACCATATGATATGATATATCCTGAATATGATAGTACAGAAATAAAGTATATATCAGATTCAAATATTTTTAACGGAAAAGTTGGTATATCAAAAAATTTAACTGTTTCTGGAAATTTAAATGTTTTAGGACAAGAAACAATAACTAATACTACTGATTCTTCATCTGCTGATACTGGTGCTTTGGTTGTCTCTGGTGGTGTAGGTATCTCAAAGAATTTAACTGTTTCTGGAAATTTAAATGTTTTAGGACAAGAAACAATAACTAATACTACTAATTCTATATCTGCTGATACTGGTGCTTTGGTTGTCTATGGTGGTGTAGGTATAGGAGGAAATACTAATATAACTGGCTATATAAATTCTAATTCTTATAAAATTAATAATTCAGATGTTTTATCTTCTACAACTTTAGGACCCACTGTTATTAATTCTAGTTTAACTTCAGTTGGAACATTAAATACTTTAACTGTTTCTGGTACTTGTACTATCTCTGGTCAAACTTTAATAACTAATACTACTAATTCTACATCTTCTTCTACTGGTGCTTTAATAGTTTCAGGTGGTGTTGGTATTGGTGCTAATTTAAATATAGGTGGTAATATTAATTTAAATGGTATTTTAAATAGTAATATCAATACTAATATTAATTTTAGTAATAGTGTTGCATTATCTGTAGCTAGAACTAAATTAGCAGCAACATCTGTTGGTAAATATGCGTTATTTGGTGGTGGTTTAGGTGATGGTGGTGGTGGTATTAGCAATAGGGTAGATATATGGGATAGTGAAACTAATTTATGGTCTATTGCTAATTTATCTGTAGCTAGAACTGAATTAGCAGCAACATCTGTTGGTAAATATGCGTTATTTGGTGGTGGTGGTTTTGGTATTAGCGATATGGTAGATATATGGGATAGTGAAACTAAGTCATGGTCTTCTAATGCTGATTTATCTGTAGCTAGATATATGTTAGCAGCAACATCTGTTGGTAAATATGCGTTATTTGGTGGTGGTATTGGTGGTGTTAGCAATATGGTGGTAGATATATGGGATAGTGAAACTAAGTCATGGTCTATTTCTAATTTATCTGTAGCAGCTAGATATAATTTAGCAGCAACATCTGTTGGTAAATATGCGTTATTTGGTGGTGGTATTGGTGATGGTGGTGTTATTAGCAAAAGGGTAGATATATGGAATAGTGAAACTAAGACATGGTCTAATGCTGATTTATCTGTAGCTAGATATAATTTAGCAGCAACATCTGTTGGTAAATATGCGTTATTTGGTGGTGGTATTGGTGGTGGTGTTAGCAATATGGTGGTAGATAT